GCCCTTGCCCAGCGGCCCCCGGACCTCCGTTTCCGCCCCCTCCGGCAAAAGGCTCACCAGCCAGGCCTGCCCGGCTGCAGCCTGTTCCCGGCCGCTCTTCCGGGGCTGGGCCATCACTTCCAGCATCTCCTCGTTGATCTCGTCCCGCCGCAGGTTCACCTTCCGCAGCCGCTGCACACCCACCTCGTACTCGTCGTGCAGGGCAATGGTCACGCAGGCGTGCATAAAATCCACCGCATTGTTCTCCGCCAGGCTGATCTTCTCGGTCAGGCTCAGTTTCTTCTTCATCTCTTTGTCCTTTCGTAGTATTCGTCGTGCAGCTTCTGCCACTGGGCCAGCGGCAGGGCCTTGTCCCGTGCCGCACGGGCCAGTACCCGGTACGCCGGGCCGTTTTTGTCCCGCGGGTTCATCCAGTCCGCCTTTTCCAGCGCCTCGTTCAACTCCCGTCGGTACTCTTCGTAGGTCAAGGCTGCACCTCCCCCTGCCGCCGCATCAGCTCCGTCATAAAGCTCATCTCTTTTTCGCTGCTGACCATATACCGTTTGCCTTTTCCTCGCACCATGGCCAGCAGCCGGTCCTGCATCATCTCGCCAAATTCCTTGGCGGCTTCCTCCTGCTCGGCCTTGGAGAGGCCCTTTCTCATCAGTTGCGCCGCGGTGCTCAGGTAGGCATCTTCCAGGGCGTCCAGCGCTTTGCCCTTGCTTGTGTTCTGGCCCTGGCAGCGCATCACCACCGGGCCGTCGTCGATCACCGAAATGTTGATTTCAATCTTGCTTTTCATCCTTGTCCTCCTTCACGGTTCCCCGTGGTCGTTCATCCAGCTGGCCGCCAGCGCCCGGGCGTCTGCCAGTTTGTCGCACAGCATGTTCACCGCTGCTTCCTGCATCCACTCCGGCAGCTTGTCGGCCTGCATCAGGGCAGCGCCCATGTCCCGCACCAGCTCCTCGCCGTGCAGCTCCATCCGCTGCCAGATCTCTGCCTCGTCCGGCGTCAGGTTCTCCGGCCGGCTCACTTCAGCACCTCCACGCTGTAGGCCTTGCAGGTACAGCCCCCGTGCTCTGCCCGGGCTTTGTCCTCGACCATGGCCTTTGCCACGCCCTTGCTGATGGCCTGCACCTCGTAGCTGCAGTGTGTAAAGTATTCGCTTTTGGTCTGTGGCAGCTTCTGGCTGCACTCCACATTCACGCGGTATCTGCCCATCCTTCAGCCCGCCTTTCTGCGGTCAGCCGCTCGTTTTTCCTGCGGCTGCCGCTCCTTGCAGGGCTTTTCGTCCTCTTCCTGCTCGGCGCAGCTGCCCAGGCCCGCCAGCACCACAGCCAGCGCCAGCAGCACCAGCGCCCCCACAAAACACCCGGCCATGGCCCAGCCCGTGTAGCTTTCCAGCCCGCTTGCCACCAGCAGGCAGCCGATCAGGCTGGCCCAGCTGCCGCAGTAATAGATCCATTTCCGCATTGTCAAAACCTCCCGTTTGTGTTAAACTTCTGGTGATGAGTGCATGCTGCTTTCATCACCCCTTGGCCTTGCCGGTGCTGTCACGCCGGCAGGGCCTTTTTGTTTTCTTGCACTTCTCCCGCTGCTTCTGCCATGCTTCAAACGCAGCCTGGTTCTCCGGGTCTGCGTAAAAATCCGCGGCAATGTCATACAGCGCCCAGATCTGCCACATCTTCAGCGGCCCGCTTTCACCGTCCATTCACGCCTCCTGTCAGTCCGGGTTAAAGGTCTGGAAGCGTTCGCCTTCGCCGAGTGCTTCCAGCGGGATCTTCCACTCGGTGCAGATGCTTTCGGCCACCGACTTTGCAAAGCCGATCAGCTCATCGCCCCGCGCTGCCATCAGCACCCGGCGCTGTGCGCCGGGGCGCAGGTTTGCCCGGCGCATAGCGATCAGACAATAGCCCATGCAGGCTGCATTGCTCCACGGCCCGTTCAGGTTTGCCAGCATCCGGGCCGCCTCGTTCTTCTTGCCCATCTCTTTGTCCTCCTTGGTTTCATGCATTCTTCCCCGGCTGGCCCTTGTTCTCCGATTTGTGCTATACTTGCACTGAAAGGAGATGAAAGCCACCCGTGCTTTACAAAATCATGTTTGAAATTCAATGTCCCTTTGACGCTCTGGGAATTCTGCCTGCAATGGAATCCGAAATCTGCTGCAGTGTTGTCCCCGGAAAGTCTCCGGTTTTCTCGGTTCCTAACGTCTGTGACCGCTGCAACGACACAAACTTTGAGCAATGTCAGCAATGCACTGGCGCAATCTATCAGATGTTCCGGCAGGGGCTTATCCCTGTGGAGTTTCTTCCTTCCTGGCCGGTTCGCACTCTGCCAGACCCCATCCGGCCATGTCTTGAGCTGCTTTCAGAATGATTTCTGCATTCTCGGCAATCACCCCGGAAAGCGACCTGTTATAATCAGGGTCATACACAGCCATCTTTCTGGCCGCCATCCACCCCGGCAGGAATTCCCAAAGGGTCTGTGCCGCTTCCAGTGTTCGGTTATTTTCTTTGCTGTGTAAGTACAGCCCCAGTTCGTTGTAGTCCCCGCCCGCCTCTTCCACAGGCGTGCAGGGCTTTTTTGTTTCTTCCTCCACCTTCTTCCCTCCCTTCATGCGCTTTTCCCCGGCTGGTGAAACAGATACTCCATCCGCATCCCCGGAAAAAGTCTGTTACGCACTTCTTCCGCTTCTGGATAAGTAAAATCCGTTTCACCGTTGATCTTGTTCCTTGCGGTTTTTTCGGAACAGCCGATCGTTCGCATGATGTCCCTGACGGTCAATCCATTCCGTTGCATTTCAGCCTTTAAGTTATCCATTGCCTTTTCTCCTTTCTATTTTGATTTTACCGTAAGCGGTAATTCTATTTTGATTTTATATCCTTATTCGGTAAAAGTCAACCCCATTTTGCAATTTTTTATACAATTCGGTAATTTATTATTGACTTGTGCTTTTTTCTCTTTTATAATGGGCTTATCAATTAACGGGGAGGTTTTTACCGTGTGGCTTGAAAGGCTTGTCCAACTGAAAAAAAACAGCGGCATGACAATTGAGCAGATTGCAACGGCTTCCGGTGTCCCTAAAGGAACCTTGAATAAGCTCTTTGCTGGACAGACAAAAGACCCTCAGTTGTCCACCGTTTCTGCGGTTGTCCACTGCATGGGGTATACCCTTGACGATCTATCCGGCGATACCTCAAACGGTGAAACTGTACTCACCCCTCGGCAGTCTGCTCTGCTGTCCTCGTTTGACCAGCTCAACGAGGAGGGACAGACCAAGGCCGTGGAGTATGTGGAGGACCTTGTGCTCACCGGCCGTTATAAAAAATGTTCTGCGCCTGACCTGGGTGCAAAAGAAGCGTAAATAAAAAATCCGTTCCAGCATCAGCCGGAACGGTTTATTTGTATGGGAGAGAATTATGTCAAGCTCTTATCTCGGCCATGGTGCCAAGTATTGGGCCGACCGCTATTTTGAACAGCACACGCAAACCCGCCTGCCAGATGATCCCGCAGATCTCAGCTGGCGAGAAAAATATCTTGCATTGGAAAAAGAATGTGAGCATTATCAGGCAACGCTCTCCGAAATGCGCGTAGAAATCGAATACCTGCGCAGCCAACAGCCTACAAGCATTGTGGCCGACCCAGACCTTCAGCGGAAGGCTGAAAAATGGAAACTCGGTTATACACGTTTGGCAGCTGCGCTCAAAGAAAAAGAGAAACAGTATGATGCACTGTCTGCAGAAAAGCAGCGCCTTGAGTGCCATCTCCAAGAGCGGGAACTCTATCGTGGAAAAACAGCTGAACAATGGGCCGAATTGTATTTTTCTGAGCAGCGCAATTATCAAAAAGCCACTTCCGATCTGCAAGAGAGCGATTCTGAAATCCAAACGTTAAACAGCACTATTGCAAATTATCATAAATTCAATGAGGTTGATGGGCACGATGCCACCTACTGGCATCACAGATACACAACCTCACAGAAAGAGGCTTTTAAGGCCAACGTGTTTTCCGCTCTCGTTATCTTTTTTATTGCCTTTTCCTTCGGCGCCGTTTTTGGAAATCACGTCGGAGGGAGCGAAAACCTTTCTCCATCTTTTCAAACGGCAAGTTCTTCTATTTCATTATCACCCCAAGTTCAGCCTCAAACGAGTATTGTTTATAGCAGCTCAAATGAATCAAATACGATCCCGCTTACGGTTACTGCCAGCAAAAACAATAGCTACTACTTTTGTCTCTGCCAGGGTTCTAAAATCGTTAAAAGTTATTATGTGCGTGCCGGTGAAACGCTTACAACAGTTGTTCCTCCGGGAGGCTACTCTATTTATTTTGCGTATGGGTCCAGCACATCTACTTGGTTCGGTACACAAAATTTGTGGGGAACTCATACTTCTTTTTATCATTTCACCATCACATTCCCTTTTCGAGAGCCATGTGGACAAGTCTTTAATTTTGCTGTTTCAAATTCTTTTAGTGTGGAGAGTATAAGTAAAGATGAGTGGTCTGCTCTTAATTAAATTTCATTTACCCCTATAAACTCACAAACCCCTCCAGCAGGTTCCTATTAAGTCCGCTTATTTATGTCTTTTTTGTGAAGGATTTTTGAATTTTCATTGCTTGTCAAGCCCTAATTTTTAGTTTTTCTGTTGCGTTTGCAACTTTTCACATTTTTTTCGTGTACAAACCCGCTCACCGAGCGTATAATAGACTTGCAGGAACGTATTCCTGCCAAGACAATGAAAAGACTGCTGGTCTTTGCTTGTCCGCTGAAAGAGGGTAGCCCCTCCCTGCCATGAAAAAATGGGGAATTAAAAAAGCGGTGAGCTCTTACCGTGAGTAGAGAATGAAAAAAGCGGAGAACCTCTGCCGTATAGTGAGGAATGAAAAAGGGTGCGGGACAGGTTACTGTTCCGCACCTTCTTGGATTAAGGAGCTGAATTATGGGGAAGTTTCAATTTTACCACATCAACGAACACTATATCAGCTATTTACATAGTATTGACACCCGTGTGCAATACAATAAGGGGCAGCGGCGTCCGTATGTTGGAATTGTACTCTCCATCAACGGCATTGATTATTATGTTCCCCTTGAATCCCCTAAGCCCAATCACGTTAACATCAAAGGCGGCGGTCCTGTTATGAAACTCGACGATGGTCGTCTTGGCCTAATGGGCTTCAACAATATGATTCCTGTTATTCCATCTTGCTTGATCAAATTTGATATTCAGAGTATCGAAAATGAGAATTATAAAATGCTCTTGTTGAATCAGTTAAATTATTGCAACAAGAATCGCGATCTTATTCTCCAGCGTGCAGAATCCACATACCGCAAAGCTCTCAGTCGTAAAATCCCGCTGTATCAAAAGGTATGCTGCAATTTTGAAAAATTGGAACGTAAAAGCAAGAAATATGATCCAAATTACGTTCCATCTAAAAAGAAAATTCGTGCAACCGTACCTTCCAAATAATTGTTCTTTTCAAGGAGCTCCCCGCCGGGTGCTCCTTGTTTTATAAACGCACAAACCCCTCCAGCTGTTTCCAGCCGGAGGGGCAAACAAAAAGCCCGCCAAGGTATGCCTGGCAGGCCACATGGAACTACAATCAATCACCCAGATATTTCAAAAGCTGCACCAAATACTGGCCGGATTGCCGGTCTCGCTCATCTCGGTCAAGATCCCGTTTGCCGAAGATCACAAAGCCATTGTCTCCGTAAAAATTGAGCAGCGCGTCTTTGTCCTCGCATTCCAGATACACAAACTTGCCGCCCAGCACCGCCTGGATCGCGCGCACCTTATCAGTCGCCAGCTTCAACAGCACGTCGCCCGGAATCAGGTTGTCGTATCCGTTGGCAAAATTTTTGCCAAGCTGACCAATCAGAGGTGCTGAGATCATGTAATTGTCCGTCATAGAGCGTCGCGCATCCCTTGCCATTGCAAAACGATTCACTTTCTTTGCAACATTTTTACTAATGTTCTTGCGTGGAATTTCGAGCACTTTGTTTGACAGTGTAAAATATCCCACCAGCACTGGTTTGTCTTTGTAAGATGTCACCACCAGCTGCGTCTGGGCAATTCCCTGCCTGGCAAATTCAATGGCCTTGCAATGCAGAAAAAACTCCACGTCCTTATTCAGCGGACAAGAAAACTCGGAAAGGATCTCCTTTGTTCGACCCTCTCCGAGTTCTTGGATCATATCTTTTAGGTTAACTAATCCGTATCCTGTCATTTCTTTCCAAACATCTCACGCAGCGCATCGCCCTTGATCTCATGGACAGTCTTATCCACAACGACATTTTTGCTGCTCTTTCCCTCTGCATTTTCCAATGCTCGTACAAAATTCCGTGCAAGCGGTTTTGAACGAATCACGACATTCTTTGTAATACTCTTTGTCGCCATCAAAAAGACCTCCTTCTTTTTGAAAGTGCAAAGCTATACCTTGCATCTTCATTATATGCAATCCAGCCCCCTTTGTAAAGCCGCCTGTGCAACTTTCATGTAAAAAACGCACAAACCCCTCCAGCCGTTTCCAGCTGGAGGGGTCTGCCCCGTCGTCAAAAGGTAAGGATAAAAAAGCAAGAAGGTTTCTTTCCATGCGTCGCCTGCCCTTACAGCATAGCACGCTTTTTGGATATGGGCAAGCAAAAGCCCCGGCGCTGGTACGATGCAGCGCCGGGGATAACATGGAGTGCAGCACAAAACCGGACAAAGAAAATTTTATGCTTGCAGGGGTCAGTATACCACGCTCCCTGCATATGGGCAACCGCCCGGAAGGAAGTGTTATCATGCCCCGCAAAAAATCCACCGCAGCCGATGCACCGCGCCTGGTGGCTTACTACCGCTACTCCGGCGGCAGCCGCCAGACCGAGCAGAGCATCGAGGGCCAGCGCCGGGACTGTGAGGCCTACGCCCGCGCCCACGGCATGACCATCCTGCGCGAGTATGTAGACCGCCACATCAGCGGCAAAACCGATGACCGCCCCGCCTTCCAGCAGCTGGTGGCCGACAGCGCAAAGCACACCTTTGACGCCGTGATCTGCTGGAAAACCGACCGCCTGGCCCGCAACCGCTACGACAGCGCCGTCTATAAGAAAAAGCTCCGGGACAACGGTGTGGAGATCCTCTATGCCGCCGAGAGCAACATCTCCGGTGCCGAGGGCATCATCATTGAGGGCCTGATGGAAGCTCTGGCTGAGTATTACAGCGCCGAGCTGGCCGAAAAAGCCCGCCGTGGCATGCGGGAATCTGCCCTCAAGGGCAAGGCCTTGGGCAGCTCCCGCCCGCTGGGCCTCACCGTGGACGCCGACAAGCACTACATCATCGAGCCCACAGGTGCCGAGGCAGTCCGGTATATCTTTGAGCAGTACGCCGCCGGGCTGTCCTCCTCCTCCATCGTGGAGCGTCTGAACGCCATGGGCCTGCGCACCAGCCACGGCGGCCCTTTCAACAAAAGCAGTATCAACCGCATCATCCAGAACGAGATGTACCGCGGCGTTTACGTCAGTAAAAAGTTTGATGTCCGCATCGAGGGCGCGATCCCGGCCATCATCGACAATGATCTATGGGAAAGGGCACAGAAAATGTTTGAACGCAACCGCCAGAGCCGCACCCCGCACGCCTCCCGCGCCGATTATATCCTCTCCGGCAAACTGTACTGTGGAGAGTGCGGCTGCCTGATGAAAGGCGTCTGTGGACGCAGCAGCGGCAACGGCCAGATGTACCACTACTACGCCTGCCCCGGCCGCTCCATCGGCCGCGCCTGCACCCGCAAAAACATCCCGCAGGACGAGCTGGAGGCTATGGTGGTCAACGCCGTCGCCGATCTGCTGCTGGAGCCCGCGCTGCTGGAGCAGATTGCGGATGCCATCGTGGAGCTGCAGCAGGCTGAGGCCGCACGCCCTGACCCGGAGAAGCAGGCACTGGAAAAATCCCTGTCCGATGTCCGGAACAAGATCCAGAACATCCTCTCTGCCATTGAGAACGGCACCTCCAGCGCCGCCCTCTCTGCCCGCCTTGCCGATCTGGAGCAGCAGGAGAGCACACTTTCCTATCAGCTTTCTTCCCTCGATGCAAAAAAGCCCCTCACCTTCACCCGTGATCAGATCCTGTTCCTGCTGCAGCAGTTCCGAGTCTCCCCCTCGGAGCGCACCAAGGCTTACTGCCGCCGCCTGGTTGATACCTTTGTGGATCACATCGAGCTCACCAACACCGAGCTCATCCTCTACTTCAACCTCTCCGACGAAACCGTCGATAAAAACAAAAAAGCTCCCCGGTCGAACCCTTCCGAAGAAAGTTCGACCGAGAAGCGTTTGGTCCGAGTGGCGAGAATCGAACTCACGGCCTCTTGAACCCCATTCAAGCGCGCTACCAAAACTGCGCTACACCCGGATATCGCGCTCCGCTTCCCTACCGAAGCGTGGCGACAAGAGATATTATACGCAGAGTGGGGGCATTTGTCAACCATTTTTTGCAATTTTTTCGGGTATTTTTGCAAAAAGTCCGATTTTTACGCACCGGCGCTCTTTTTATTGTTGTGCTGCCTGCCGCAGTACCTTGTCCTTTTCCAGCAGGGGCTTGAGGTACTGGCCGGTAAAGCTGCCGGGCACTTCGGCCACCTGCTCCGGGGTACCCTCGGCGATGATCAGACCACCGGCACTGCCGCCCTCCGGGCCCAGATCAATGATGTGGTCGGCGCACTTGATCAGATCCAGATTGTGCTCGATGACGATGACCGTGTTGCCGGCATCCACCAGCTTCTGCAGCACCTCGATCAGACGGTGCACATCTGCGATGTGCAGGCCGGTGGTGGGCTCGTCGAGAATATACACCGTTTTGCCGGTGCCGCGGCGGGCCAGCTCGTTGGCCAGCTTCACACGCTGAGCCTCGCCGCCGGACAGGGTTGTGGCGCTCTGGCCCAGCGTTACATACCCCAGACCCACATCCAGCAGGGTCTGCAGCTTGCGGGCGATCTTGGGCTGGTTGGCAAAGAACACCACCGCTTCTTCCACAGTCATGTTCAGCACGTCGGAAATGGTCTTTTCCTTATATTTCACTTCCAGCGTTTCACGGTTGTAGCGGGCACCCTTGCACACCTCGCAGGGCACATACACGTCCGGCAAAAAGTGCATTTCGATCTGCAGGATGCCGTTGCCCTCGCAGGCCTCGCACCGGCCGCCCTTGACGTTGAAGCTGAACCGTCCCGGCCCGTAGCCCCGCATTTTGGCGTCCTGCGTCTGGGAGAACACCGTGCGGATATCGTTGAACACCCCGGT